AAGCTCTTCTGACAAGCCAACTATATGCTCACCGAAGTCGTCATACGTAGTGCCGCCTTCTGCTACGTGTCGAGCCATTGCTCTAGCGCCTGCTAAGTGTTTGAAAGGATACTTGAACCTTTCGCCTGATTCGTTATTCTCAATGTAAATTGCGCTGATGTTTCTAGTGCGGCCTGCTGGAACTTCTTGATCGACACTTTCAGTATGTTTAATTACTAGTCTAGCATTGTCCATATCTTGATAGCTCATCTTTGAAGTTCCGTATAGCTTCGATTCGTTCATACTGTTGTCCCCGGAGTTCGTTGCGAGATATTGGTAATCTCTTTTCTTTAGATTCGATTTTGTAATATTGCGGACATCAAAGTTTAGCATACGCTTCTTTGAAAACATTCTCATTTCACGTAAGAACTCATACCACTTGCCTTTAGCTATTTCGTTTTCTGTAACGCTGTCTGCGTACATAATAACGACGCCGTCGTCTTCGCTCAGTGATATGCTAATTTTGTTGTCGTTAGTTTTGTCAAAAGTAAATTCGTAGTAACGTGCTTCGGCTGGTTCATTAGTAACATTGCCGTCACCGTCGCCGATAGTTACGCTCGGAAATCTCCCGCGTACTTTTGAAAATAACTCTTCTGCAATTGTGTTTAGGTCCATAACGTATTTATCCGTTGTTGCTCATAAAGATCGGCATCGGAGGGTCATAGTCGTCATCCTCTGCTTGTGTAAATGTATTATAGATCTTAGGATCCCAGTCTTTGAGTACAGCCATCATTCTAATAGTCAGCAACAGTGCAGATATTAAGTCGTCACTGGCTCCTTGCTTGGCTTGGTAACTCGATCCAGTTGCAATATACCCTTTAAGCTCTGATATCAAAGGCTTTGAGTGCACAACTAACTTGTCGTTTTCAATCATTGTTTTTAGACGACTACATGCTGAAATCTTTGCGCCGTGAGTGGTGTTGAATCCTTTGCGGAACTTTCTCACGTGACCTTTGCGCATTGGCTCTGATATAAACAAGCCGTCGATGTTTTCTTCGCCGACGTCCTGTATTACAAGGAGAGCAGCTTCGCCTATGCTGTTATTCTCTACACTCCAGTAAATAGAATTTGGAGCTTTAATAGTTTCTTGTATATACGCACAAATGTCTTTTAGTATTCGTATCTGTCCAGGTATCGATGTTAGGTTATGGTTCCACTCTGCGACCTGCACATAGGTAGGCAGCTCAATTACCTGTATAGCAGCGTTGTCGCCGCCTGTGCCCATGCTAGGATCAAGTGCTACGGCATAGGTGTATCCTGCCTTAGGTTTCGCATACCAACGAGTTTGGCCCATGTTTAGTTTAGGTGAAGTGCCCTCCATTGTAGACAGCTTGATCGAGTTAATAAGGGTTTCGTCAAATACTAGGAATTCGCAGCCGTACTCACGACGAAAACGCTCTTCGCCAATACGTCCGATTTCTGCTTTCTTCCACTCGTCGTCGCGATCTGGATGTTCGTCCCACGATACTGTAAACGAATGGAAACCGTTGACCCCTAGTGTTGTTTCGTTGCCGTGTTCATCAAACTTTCTTTCTGCATCCTTCCAGATGTTTGCAAATGTATCTTCGTCTGAGTTTGGTGTAGATGTAATAATTGCTCGACCACCTGTTGCTAGTGTAGGTGATATCGAAGTCCAAAACTCGTCAGCGATGCCTGGTTGTACGAACGCAAACTCGTCACAGTATAGTAGTGATATAGCCATACCACGTCCAGTGTTGCCTGTTGTGGTAGAACTTACTATACGAGAACCGTTTTCGAATTCAATCGAGCCTTTGTTGTAGTTGACAACACCAGCTCTAATATGGTCGGGGCACAGCTCGTAGACATAGCGTATACGCTGCATAATTTCTTGTGCACCAGAGTACTTGTGTGCAGCAATTAGGATAGTTTGGTCCGGATGGAACATTGCATACCAAGCTAGGTATACAGCCGCGCATGTTGTCTTACCTGTTTGACGAGGCAACATGTTTATGTTAAAGCGGTAGCTGTGGTAACTTTCTAAGAGTCGTTGTTGATATTCGTAAGGATCAAACAGTAGTTTGCCTTTTACTGGATGCTGTATATAAGCAAAATTCTTGGCAAAATACAAGAAACCTTCTTCAGGCTCCATACACTTAACAAGTTGTTCTATTTGTTTCTCTGTGTAGGTTTCTTGTTGATTGGCTTTCTTTGTAAGTACTCCGTCTAATGACTTGGACATATTATTAATGAATGCTTAGATTTCGCACTCGTACTCCTTTCTGAATACTTCTTCGCCCACTTGATTGACAATAGTATCTTTCCATTGTTCGTCTCTTTCAGGGTGGTCAAACCATTCTGCTTTAAACTTAGCAAAGCCAGAGTTTTTATTTTGTGCGTTTTGCCATAGAAGGTTAAAGCCGGAATCTTTTTCGCCTGGTGTAGAAGTAAATGCAATCTTACCTCTTGATCCAACTATCGAAGGATAAGCTGACGATAAGAATTCATGCATCTTGTGCTCTGACATAACTCCTGCTTCGTCAACGAACAAGAAACTAATTGACATACCTCTAAGATTGTCTGGCTCTAGAGTTTTTGCTAGCAGCTTTGATCCGTTAGTAAGTATAAGTGATCGTTTGTTGCTTACACTGAATCCAGGATTCAACATGCTAGGGCATCTTTCTATAATGAGCCTAACAGTCTCGAGTATTTGTTCTGAAGCTATTAGCCGATGACTGGCAATGACAATGTTCTCGTGTTCTAACAATAACAAACGCCAAGCAATGTATGCCGCTGCGCACAACGTCTTGCCCATCTGACGGGGTAGCATGTTTACGCTAATTTTTTCGTTGTGTATATTCTTTAGTAGATCTTTTTGAAAATCGTAAAGTCTAAGGTTCTGTACCCCAGTAGCTGGGTTTACATACTTTACAAATTGCTCGATGAAATACAGAAAGCCATCAACAGGATCTGCGCATTTAAGAAACTTTTTTATTTGAGTTTCAGTGTAGGTTTCCTGTTGATCAGCATTCTTAGTAACTACTCCGTCTAACGACTTTATCATATGTAATTTACTTGTCTTTCTTCATGTTGCCTTTTTTCTTAGCAGCACGAATCTTCGAACCTTGGTACTCAGCCTTAGGCGTTTCGATCTTGCCATCTTTGTCGTAGTCTTTGTCAGCTTTCTTCTTTTCTGTTAGCTGTGCATACAAACTATCTTTAATAGACTCATAACGTTTTTGCGACTCGCCTTCTTTAACAGCCATTGGGTTATCACCGTCTTCTGCATCAGCATACGCACCTTTCTCACGGTTTAATCCGCCAGCTAGGTCTTTGGTCATATACTTGCTATCTTGGTAGTCAGCGTCTGGCTCGTTATCATAGCCTGAGAATTGAAGCTCGTTTCTACGTACACCTTGTGCTGCTGTTTGATACTCGCCTTGATCACGCTTGCTTTTGATGAGTTCTTCGATAGCACGAGCTCGGTCACGTTGGTCAAGTCTGGTTAGTTTCATAAGCAAACGTGGCGCGTCAACATCGAATGTTTGTCCAACGTATGTTTCAAACTCTGACTTAGCACGTCTGTCGTTTTTCTCTGCTCTCTGAACCAAATCCATAAGCTGCTCTCTTTCACTAGAGTCTTTACGTGAATTGTCTTCCTCGATGCCTTCGTTATGGCCGTCGTGGTATTCACCGCAGCATGAGCATTCATGCGGACCATCTTCGTAGCAGGCACCATAGTGAACTTCGCCGCAACATGCACACTCTTCGTCTGATTCTTCTACTGCATCGTCTGCGCCCTGCATAATGCCTGACAACCTTTCCATGTCTTGACGCATTGGCATAGTTTGTGCGCCCTGTGCCTCTGGCTCGCTCATGCCAGCATTGCCTAGCATTTTCGCAAGCGACGCAAGCTCGTCTGCAGAGTCGGCTGTTATGCTAATTGACTCGTCTAGCTTTTGCTTCTTCTGTTCGTCAGTATCCAACTCTGTCATACGTTGAATCATGTCTTTTAAATTTTGTGTGTGCTTATCCATTTTAGCTCCCTATTGGACTTTTTGTGTTTGCTTCGTCTGAGATATCTTTCGAATCGCCAACGGGTGCTGCCGCGGCCGGATCATGGTCACGTTCTTTACGTGCCGTTTCAAGCTCTTTCAGCAAATCCATTACTCTATTGTCACCTACGCTTTCACGTGCGCTTTCTCCGCCCATGTCTTCTTTAGTAAGCATTGTTTCGTAGGTTTCAGTGTCGCCTTCTTTTGGCGCGTCTTCTTGATAGCGTTCTAGCGGCTCGTTTGCTCCTCTTACTACAACGTAATTCTCGTTAGTGTTGCAACATGAAGCTAAGTAGCCCGAAAGAACTTGACTCGTAGTTGGGTATGAAAGCTCAGCATCGAAGTGAGTAACTTCCATGTTTTGCAGTTGAGGAAAGTCTAGTGGACGTTCCTGGATAGGCGTCTTCTTACCTGACGATAGTTCTGTAACTCCAAACTTCTTAAGAGCGGTTTCAAGGTGTTCAGTAAAATCTTCAGCGAGCTCGCCTGCTACCGCAATTTTAAATGGGTAGCTCTTTTTTGATTCTGTTAGTATGTCTGTAAAAGATCTCATGGCAATATCCTAGTTATAATCTTATTTATCCTTGTTGTCGTCTTTATCCATTGACTTTAGCCGTTGAAGTAGGCTGTTACGGTCTGTTATAACTTCACCTTCGCCGTTAAAGAAGTCGTCTTTCTCTACTTTCTTATTTTGATCGTTGTCTTGCTTTTCTTTTTTAAGTTGCAATTCGACCATCTTTAGTTTCTTTTCTAATTTCGAATTCTTCGCTTCGAGGTTTGTTTTTAGCATAGAGCTAGCTACTTCAAATATTCTAGCCGAATACCTTGCTTCTACGTTCATGCCAAGGTCCATCAAGTCGTCGTATGCATCCATGGCCTTTGTAGCTACTTCTTCTAACTCTCGGTCGCCCATCTCGCCCAAACCTTTTACAGTAGGCAGTGCAGCGGTAATTTTGTCAAACTCTGCTATCTCTCTAAGAGCTTCTTTTTCTTGAGCCTTTTTATCCTTCTCAAGATCCTTTTCTTGCTTTTCAGCTTTGTCAATAACTTCTTTAGAGCTTTCTAGGTCAAGAAGCTCTTCAAGTTTGCGGGTCATGTTGTTTCTCCATCCACACTCGTTTTCCGTCTATAACTTTCCACGTCTTTCCTTTGTTCTTTTTAGCTTCTTTAATCATTCGTTCAGTTCTTTGAGTACGTGTCTTGTCTTTAGATCTGTAAAATTGTTCTGTCCGTGTTTTCTTCTTACCGGTAGTAGATCTGCTTATCTTTTCTCTTCGTTCTTTAGACCACGACTCCGGCGAGTTCATAGATCGCATGACCCACTCAGTTGTTTCTTCTTTTGTCATTTTAGAATGCTTTTCTAATTGATACTCTCTAATCTTCTGCTTACTTTCTTCAGAGTGAGATATTAAATAATTCTTATGTCCCAGTAAAGCATCTCTTGCATTCTCTCTTAACAACTTATACGTATGAGAACTTAGCCTGCGGTTCTTCTTTTGCATTCCTGTGGCCATTCTCCAAGCTGCAAAAGTCATAGATTTTTGCTCTTACCTGTTGTCATCTTAGTTAGTAGTCTGTGACATATAAAATGCTGACGCAAAGATAAGTCTACAAGATTTTCAGGATCGTCTGAGCCGCCCATGCTCTTAGGAATAACGTGATGACGTTCTTTATAGCCAACAGGACCTTTTATTCTCGCATTAGAAATTATCTTCCAATACGTTGCAGTGTATTTGTTTTCTAGAAACAGTCTGCTATCTTCTTCTAATTTTTTAGTCATAAGATTACCTTATAAAGTGCTACTTTTATTTAGTCACACTGATTGATTACTTTCGTTTACCACTGCCTTTTGTGCCCATAAAGATATCTTCTTCGGTTATAATGCGAAAAGTAATACCTTGTTGTTTGCACCATGCGCGAGCTGCTTCCCACTTGGCTTGATTAACTACCCAAGCCGCTTGGTTTGATTTGCTTCTGCCTGTTCGTTCTTTTACTGCTTGGTTGCTGGGTTTTACTTCGATTAGTTCAACTCTGTCTTTACCGTGTTTGGTTTTATAAGCAATAAAGAAGTCAGGTACATATATGGTTTGTTTACCTGTGAGGGGATTTCTGTAGGGTATCTTAACGGCTTCGCTAGCCCATTGAGATACTGAAGGATGTTCATCGCAAAAACGCATTACGGTAAATTCCCACCCTGACCGATACATAGGTGTCTTATTGCCCAAATACTTCTCTGGGTTCTTTGGAGTGAACTTACCTTGTGCAAACTTTGCCATATTAAGAAATTATGTTTCTTGCTTCAAAGTAGTTTGTAGTGTTAGGGTCTTTGTAACCCAAGACACTAGACTTGATTCTTGAGAAGTTTAGGATTTCGGTTACTAGAGCACTTAATTGCACATCATTAAGGCCTTTTAGAGTATCAAGCAACTTAAAAGTACTAACTCCGTCTCTCTTTGCTTGCTGTAGTAGGGTTGCCGAAATACTTGAACTTGATGCTTCACTAAAGCCTCGCTTGTCAAAGAAGCCAATTACCGAGTCTACTTCGCTTGCGGCGTATTCAACTCTGCTTTGATAATACCTGTCAAAGAAGTCACGTACTGGTTGG